GTCGTGTCTTCTGATTATTATCTGGAAGAACGAAATGGTACTTATAAATACATGCATGACGTAGTCACGCCTGGATGGAAAGTACGCAGTTTGCGTGGGGATGTTATCAATAATGAGATGAACCAACATAAGGAGGAGCGCTTTGCTATAGAAAGTAATACTGTTATCAGTAAAACTAACTCTAATGGCACAGCTTACTACTCATATGATGGAGGGTTCTGGTTCTTAAATCCCAATAAGGGACACGGAATGGCACCTCATCAGTATATTGATATCGACGCTGACCAGCTAAGAACTTTAGCAGGCACAGCAGCCGAGGCAGGGATTAATACTCCAGAATTTGCGAGTATTACTTTTGTCGCGGAACTTCGAGAAACATTGCGTTTCTTGAGGAATCCGTTCACCGCCGTCGTTGATTCTATCAAACGAGCTGACAATCGGGCTAAACGCCTTATGAGGTCTAACCGGAAACGGTTATCTCATTACGATAAGTCAATACGCTCCAAGATAGAAAACACGCGATCTTACAATCTGCTTAATTTCATGGCAGATATGGATCTGGGTGTACGCTATGGGTTATTTCCCATGATGTACGAAGCCCAAGATCTGGCAAGCGCAATACAAAACCTCAAGGCGGACGTCGATCGACAAACTAGTCGAGGCTTCGCCACCAATTACGGCAATAAATCTAACAGTTACACGTTAGATAAAGGATGGGCTAAATCACGTAAAGTGATTGAGTCCAAACGTACCGTAAATGTGAGAGCTGGTGCCCTCTATTCGGCCGACTTCCGTGATACATTCGGAAGTAACCTTAGAGAGTTACCTAGCGCAGTATGGGAGGCAATTCCATACAGTTTTGTAGCGGATTGGTTTGTGAATATGAATGACTTCATTGCAGCGATCAGTCCCAAAGCAGGCGTTAAAGTGCACGCCCGGTGGACCGTCACAGAAGACATTAAGGAAACAGATGCCTATGGCAGCTGGCTCCCGCCTGTTAACTATGTCGGACAATGGGCCCTCGATTCTGCAGGGTTCAGTACTGAAAAGTTGAAAAATACTTCGAAGTCACGCGCTAGAGGAACTAGTGTCGGTATCGCGTCTAAACCAATTCCCTATGATGGGGATATTGGCACGAAGCGGTTACTCGATACGTTAGCTCTGGGCACTAAGCTGTTAAGCAAGCGCCCAGCGATCTACCGTCAATAATGACGTGTTCCTATAGCAATCACCAACCTTTGTTAACGGACGTTCCGTTGACATTTTCACATAAACTTAATATATGGAAAACATCATATGTCATTAACAATCGATACAGTGGTCTATACACAAGGCCTACAATTAGCTAGTAATCTTGGCTTCAATTTTATTGGAGCTAATCATACTGGTAGTCTACCGGAATATATGCAATTAATTGCAACTCCGGCGAAACCTACGGCGACATCAGAGGGTAAAAACAAGTCTAATCTTAGAGTTGTCTCTGGAGCTACTAATGGTACCGATGCTTTGATGGACGCAATCGCGAATATTCAAGTGAGTATTCCCGTTGGGATGGTATCTTCGGAAGAAGATGCATTTATAGCACGCGTACAAGCCTTTGCGGCAAGTGCGGCATTCGTGTCGCTAGTGAAAAACCGTACTGTCGTAGGTTAAATCCATTTCATGGATTACCATACGACCATCGGGTGCGTTAGGAATCTCCTAACGTTCTCACTAGCAATTCCATTAGTGTGTGCTTGCCAGATTTCTGGCAAGTATACTCCGGATGGAACTATAACCGTGGAAACACGGCCCCTTTGTACATCAAACTCAACCGAGAAGGAATCTGCATTATGCAAAGACCTAAAAGGCAAGAAGGTACCAATACCTTCCTCGCCCCCTCCGCAATAAAATCTTATAATAAGATTTTATCTGCTGCCATTACATCCGCTAACGTCCCTGAGAAAAAGTATTTAATCGGCTGCTTTCGAGCACGCCAATATGAAAAACTTTTAATCTGGGCGGAACAGGTGAGTCCACAGAAGTATGACTCACATCGAACTTATTTCGATTCTGTTCAATTAGCTGCACTTATCAAGAAGTATCCTTTTTCCACACGTGAGATCCCAGGTCTAAAAGACCCTGAGAAGGTAGCGTTAGGAAAATTTGCAAAGGCTGAAAACCGTTGCAAGAGGATGAATGCTATCTGCTATGGAAAACGCAGACGGCATTACTTCGAGAATCCGTACCATATTTATATGGCGCGGGCGCGAAAATTTATCAAACGTGCCTTGGGTGAAACCCCAAACATGGATGATATATTTGATGAGTGTGACTTTACGGCGGGCGCTTCAGTTAACGTTCACGGAAATAAGACCAACCTAGCCCGCAAACTCGGGGCTGACGGTTGGACCGGAACGCGTTCTGTGTTACCTTAAGCTATTGAAGCCCTTTGGCGCAACTCGTGTACGTGAGACTTTAGCCTTCCTGGAAAAGTCAAGTGTTACGATCGATCGAGGTTTAATTCGATCGTGCGTGAAGAGCTATTTAGCCAGACGTTATGTAATAAAGTAAGCTTTGTACCAAAAACGGCACGTACTCACCGTAGTATTGCCATAGAACCAATGTTGAATGGGTTCATACAGAAAGGGATCGATGTTGTGCTCAGGCGTCTTTTAAAGCGCTTTTGCGGCATCGATTTGGCTAACCAGGAAATAAACCGTCAACTTGCGTTGATAGGTAGTCTCCCGAATCAGTCTAATCCCTACTGTACGATAGATCTAGTTTCCGCTTCAGACAGTGTACCGTTTGAATTGGTTAGAGATCTATTACCCAAGGAATGGTTTGACCTATTGAATCAGGTCAGAGTATCCTCATATGAATTGAATGGAAAGATACATCCGTATCATAAATTCATGACTATGGGCAATGGTTTCTGTTTCCCACTCCAAAGCATCATTTATGCTGCTTTGACATTCGCAGTGACCACCGAAACTGATGACAACCCCTATGACTTTAGTGTCTACGGGGATGATATCATTATTAGGCAGTCAGGCGCACTACTTCTCAACGAAGTATTACGCTCTTGTGGCTTTATCGTGAACACTGAAAAGTCGTTCATTGTAGGCCCATTCCGCGAATCTTGTGGGGCAGATTGGTACGATGGTCGGGACTGTCGTCCCGTATATCTCAAAAAGCAATTGACTGATGTACGTCAATTGTTTGCTCTTCATAACACTTTCTATCGATCTTTGGGCACTGAATACTTCGGAGAAGCTATTCAGAAAGTCCTTAGATCGATTGCTCATACTCCCCCCTTAGTATTAAAATACGATAGGAAGGAAAAATATCTAAAAGGTATCCAAACTGGCCAATACATTAGG